TAATCTTCGCCAAGTTCTAAAGTATAGTGCAGTACACTATACCCCATCTTCACGGCGTATCCACCAAGAGCAACCAAAGTCCACGACTTACCTCCTCCAGGATTACCAAATATAAGACCAAAATCTCCGTTACCAAGACCCCCCTGCATAAATTCATTAAATTTACCCCAAGGAGTAGGAACAACTTTTCTTGAATCTTCTCTGTAACGAGCCTCCGTGTCTTTAATATATTCATGTCCTATATTTTTGTCATTACCTGCTTTTAACGCATTATCAATGAGGCCCCTAATAGACTCAAAATCACCAGAATTAAGTAGGTCAACTGAATTAAGAAGGGCTTTTTTGAGTTGTTGGTTTTTACAAAAAGATGAAAATTCTTCTTCAACATATTCTAAGTCTGATTGGGATGATTGGTAAGCTTCACGGAGTTGTTCTTTAATTGAAAGTTGAAGTACTTCATTTTCAACTTTTCGCATTTCTACCTTCAACACCTCCATTGTTGGTGTTGTATGGTATTTTTCATAATAATCTAATATATTTTTAATAATCCACTTATGGGCGGCATTATCAAAATATTCCTCACTAAGAACATCATGAATTCCCTGTAGGAATTCTTTATGTGTAAGAAGGGAAGATAAAACCTTTACCTGAAAGGCTGTACCGTAAGTGGATAAACTATTCAGTGTCATAAATTAATCTTGTAAATGTGTCCTTTAACCAAAACTCAGTATTTTTTATAATATGATTAAGCCCATCCTCACTGTATAAACTCATAAATTCTAAAATACGTAAATTATTAAGAGGTTCCAATGGTAATTGAGAAAGATATTCTTTTTCTTCATCCGATACCATTGGAATTTCTAGATCCATAATTTTTTTAGTGTTAAGTAATTTGTCCCAATCTTGAATTACCCTAGCATAAACTACACTTTCTTTAAGATGTTCTTCACTTAAATCAAATAACCTATCAAATGGCATAGGACCATCAGCTAATTCAGGAAAACGTTTTAATACACCTTTTTTACCTAAGCCTTTAATCCCTGGTACTTTATCTGAAGCGTCTCCTAATAAAACTTTATAATGAATAAAATTCTCAGGAACAATTCCAAACTTTTGTTTTACAGTAGCAATATCATAAAATTCTCGTTCTATAGGACGATAAACTGTTACATTATCATCTACTAATTGGAGAAAATCTCTGTCACTAGAGACAATATATGACTTAGTATCAAAACGTTTAGCCATATCCTTGGACATATAAGCAATTATATCATCTGCTTCTACTTTATCAATAGAAACTACTTTAACTGGTAAGCATTTTAGATATTGAATTAACCTAATTATTTGGTCTACTTTTGAATCGTTTTCTTCATCAATGTTATCAAAAGCATCCCAATTAGTAATCCTACTTAAATTTCTACCTGTTTTGTATTCGGGAAGTAGGTACCTCCTATTAGTAGAGGCACCTACTCCATCGAATACTAGATATACTGAGGTGGGTTGAATTTGGTTTATAAGAGCACCTAAAGATCTAAGAAATCCTGATAATCCCCCTACATGCGTACCACTTCCATTTATAAAGTTTAAGACAGCAAAATTTCTTAAAAACAAATTAAGCCCATCTATAAAAATAACTCTATCGTGTTGTCCGGGTTTCGCAGACTCTTCCCCTTGCTCAATGTTATTGAGCATCTTTAAGTAATCTTTTTTAATCATTAGTCAGGTTCTTTTGAGAAGTGAGAAATATCTTGTATTTCGTGATCTTCTTCAATAATATCAAAATCTACACCTCCTAAAACTTCCCTCCATGCTTCAGCATGGGTGTTTTTGTAGGCTTTAATTTCTTTATCATCATCATTAATAAAACCATGAGGCGTCATAACAATTTTACCCCTTGTAGTAACCCCATTAATATGATTTTTGTCAATTTGTAGATTAGTACGTTTAGCAAATTCTACCTGCTTGCCATCTTTAATTGCTTTAATTTTAGATGTGCCGGCATTCATAATATTACCAAATGTTACTACAAAGGTTGCATCAAACCACATAGCATATCCTCCTTTATTCATAAGTTTGGGTTTGCCCATAGGAGATTCTGCTTTTGCAGTCCAAACCTTATTAATACAAACAAGTGTATTAGTAAATGGGCTACTTTCCTTACGTGAAAGTGTTATACGTTGGTTTACATTATTACCAAATTGAGTTGACATAGCACCAGCATTCCACTCATTGTTATTTTTATTAGATTTAATAGACATTTCACAGGGTACTGATCCAATTGAATCCCATAGGAATAATAGATCGTAAGGTAAATTACCTTTTTTCTGCTCATCGATTAAATCTAAAATAAATGCGGCTACATCTTCAATTGAGTTAATAGCTTCTCTATCTACATAAATAAAGTTGCCATTATAATCAGTCACCTCACCAGTTTCTTCATCAATTACTTCATTGATTTCAAGACCCATCATTTTAGCATGTTCCCAACTCCATTTCATCTCTGTGATAATAAACACAGGGAGGACTCCTCTCTTCTGTCCGGAGACAGCCGCCTCAATCAAGGCGGTTGTCTTACCGGTATCAGAATGGCCTCTTAGCAAAACAATATGTCCCGCAGGTATGCCTGGAATTGAAGTTACATCTTGAAATGCTTGGGAAAGTGGAATCCATTGTTGGGGCTTAAATTTGGCGTTAGCATTAAGCATTTTTTTCTCCTTAAACTTTCCAAGGTCAAAATTGGCCTTAAGTTCTTTAGAGACTGCCTCCGTTAGTGATGCTTTCTTTCCTCTAGGCATTAGCTAAACAATTCATCAAATTGATCCACTTTGCTCTGCTTAGGGGGAGTCGACTTTAGAGCATAGTTATTTTGTGCTCCCCCTTTATCAAAAGGGAGATCGTCAGTCTTTCCTTCATCAATAATATCTCCTTCTTGTGCCTGTTCTTCAGGGGCAAGGAATGATTGGAGATTACTCTTCATATCTTCAAACGAATAACGCTTGAACACATCCGTTGGGTTAGATTGATCTTCTAACCATTTTTGGATTTGATCCGCCTCACCAAGTGGAGTTTGCTTTGTTTTGACACGAACCGAAGACTTATTGTAAGCGGTTCCTGTTACGTCAGGACCTACAGTGTCTACTGTAATGTCTCGTCCTTGATGGATGTCGGTAAAATCTCCGATATCATCATCATCTGCAAGTGACAAAAATTCAAGGTAAGTATTTTTACCAAATTGCCAAAGCTTAACACCTTGCTCTTCTTCACCACGAACAATTACAGGGACAAAGATACGCATCTTAGGGTCAAGCTTTTTAGCCAAACGCCAATTCTCTTTGTCACTGGTGGTGCGAAGTTGTTTCGCGAACTCCACAATGGGGTCCTTTTCACCATAATTAATGGGTGAAATCATAACACGTTCACCAATCCCATAATGGAAGTATACTTCCGTAAAAGGATTTGCTTTGTTAAACTTATTGGGTACAATACGTACTACCTGTTTACCAATGCTTGGTTTCCAAAATAGGCTCTGGTTGGAGCCTCCATTTCCCTTATTTTGTTGCTGCAGGGAATTCAGCTTACTGCGAATTGCATTTAAATCCATAATGTAACTGTTTTTAAAAATATAACTTTTGATAAATATACGAATCCTAATTCAGGATACCAAATTAAAGTTCAAGAATTTGATAAATCTTAGTTTTTAATTGTTTTAATTCATTATGCTGGGTGAGTAAAATTGTATTGCGGTAGTGTTGCCAATTTACTCTATAGCGCACATCAACTACGCCATGGTTTAATAATTTAATCAGCTCATTTAGAGCATTAATTGTATATAATGTGTTTGATTCTTTTTTTCTATGGACTAAAATGGTATTAGGTAAAATCTCCTCTACGCTACTTGGCTCTACATTGTAAGTACAAACGTATTCGTCATTGCTCTTTATATATAATACAAAAATCTTTTTATAAAGTATATCGTAGCTAGATTTAACCTCTACCAGCGTCTTCTCTAAATCATCTAAAGAAGTAAAGGTACAAAATAGCTTATTGTTCATTTTAATAGGGTTTGGATATAAATATTACACCCTCCCTAAATTACCATAATTTGTACCGGCTTCCATTTTGACATTAAACTTATATTCCTTAAATACATCTATTATAGATTGTACTATGTCTTTTTCATCCTTACTTACATCTAGTAAAAACGAATCATAAGTATAATGTATAATTCTAGTTTTATTGTGTTTAAGTATTCTAATAATTTTTTCTAAAATAAGTATATTATAATACGTTTCGGTATTTTGAAGTATGTAATTAAACAGTTTCTGTTTCTTCATATTTGTTTTAAAGACATATCCAGACTTACAAACTATCTCCTCTTTACTGCTTATATCCTCTATATATCTTTCAACACGTTTAAAAAATTCTAACTCTTTATAATCGTCAAATACTCCTCCGTATAACTGTTTAAACGTTAACTCCTTAGCCTTTTTATAATCTACTCCATACATGTCAGCAAATGCTTGGTGTATGTCCTCGTGTTCGAATTTATAATCTACTAATTGTGCCGCTAATGTAGGGTGGTAAGCACTAATATCAATCTCTAATAAAAAGTCATTATCGGGAATGAATGCTTCTCTACAACCCGATTTTTTATCTAAAGCAGCATAATTAATTCCCCCAAATGAGTTTGAAGGTCTCGTAGTTGTCGTTTTTAGGTTAAACTGCGAGTAAGTCCAATCACGTTCTACACCAAAATACTCCTCAAATAACTTAGGATCTACTTTTAATCCATTGGCTTCGATCCAATAAAACACATTTGTAGCCTTATTATTGTAGAATTCAAAGTGTGGTGGTTTATCCATAGCGAACACATGTTTAACAGCGTTATATATCGTTTCACAACGTTCATAATGCTTTACTATGGGTATTATGCTACCTATATTATTAATGTGGGGGTATTTGCGGTAAAAAAAGTCATGACATGCAAACGAGTCTGGTATATCCGTAGGAGAGATGAAGTGGATGTCGCTAAGCTGTTTTAAAGGTACTATATGTAGGAATTCCTTCTTATCTATTACAAATATTTCCTCAAATTCTCCTATCAATTCATATACTTCCCTTAAATCGCATTGAGTTGCTTCACTATGATCTATATTAATTATAAATCCCTTTCTATGGTTAATTTCCCTAACATAGAATCCTACTACACCCCTTAAGTAGGGATGAATGTTATCATTAGAAAAAAGAGGTTCAATGAATACTTTCTTGAACCCCTTTTCTTTAAATGCTTGTAATTGCTCTTTATTTTCTATAAGCCAAAACACTTAATAATCTTTATATGATTTTTCTTCTACTAATTCGGACTTTGTAAGTAAATTAATTTCTTTTTTTACCGCAGCCCTTTGATCATTTACAATATACACACTCCTTGCTAATTCTACAAATTCTTCATCAAATTCTTCTGCTTTTTCTTTATCACGGATAGCATCTTCAATATTCCAGAGTGTCTTATTAATATTAGAAATTCTTGTATAAAGATTTTTTATTTCAATACCGTAAACATCTAATAAATCTTGAAAGTAAGGATTTAATGCTTCTAATTCTTTATAAACATTTTTAATTTTTTCTTTATCTTTAATGTTTAAAAGTTTAATTTCTAAAATAGACAATTTATCTACTAATTCTCCGGTTGATACTTCTACTTTCATAATATTTGTTTTATTTCATTAATAACTTGTTTAGGAGTAATTGTTTCTATTTTGTACCAATCTTCTAAAATACTCATCTTTTTAAAAGGATACCAATTCCAATTTCCGGGATCAAATTTGTATTTTATGTCATTGTAATAACCTGATGAAGAGTTATCATTGTATATTCTAGTGATGTTTGTGGTGAATTCGCAAATGGGGTTTGAGAATGAAGATATCATTACCACATGGGTTTCTAACGCCCAGGCTATCCAAGACAACCCTGAGCTGAGACCTAAATGAAATTTTGCATTGTCCATAAGTGATATAGCTTCTTCAAAGGAACATCCTGTTTTGTCTATAACATTTTGGGGCATCGGATTCATACATCCTATAGTTCCAAAAGTTGGATGTTGATCTATGCAAACTACTTTATAACCTTCGGAGTTTAAAAAGTCTACTACTTGTTGCCACCCCCCTTTATAATTCCAATATTTAGCCTGACTAGTAGATTGGATTGCTAAAGTAATATACTTTCCTTTAATAGGTGTAGAGGTTGAAGGAATAGATACTTTAGGTTTAAGTTCTTTGTAGGACAAACCTAATATATCTGTAGCTGTTTTTTGGAGAGGAATAGTTATTGGGTTGTTTGGATTTTTATTTCCATTGTTAAACCACCCAATAGCGTAAATAGCATATATATTAGGACTAGAGGATCCTATAGGTGTAAATTCTATTTCAGGATATTGTGATTCAAACCATTCATTATGGTATGTAGAACAAATTATTTGACATTTATGTTTTTTTCTAAACTTTTCTATATACGGGAACCAAGCAATAGTATCTCCTACTGATTTACTATCTAGATAAATTATAACTCTTTTGTTTCTTAAATCAAATAATTCAGTGTGAATTAATTGGCCTTTGCTCCAAATTTCAATTTTCCATTCTACAAAATATTCTATGTTTGATTTGGTCCACATATTATTTTGTATATGGTCCTCATGGAGGAGATTTCCTGTATTGTTATCATAAAATTTTATATGATATTTAGAAGGAGTATCCCCTAATATTTCTACTTTAGGACCCTGGTGATAGGAGAAATGAATTTCATTATTATTCATAGGAGAAATAGTTTTGTTTTTAATAAAATTTATAACATTTATATCTTGTATAGTATTAAAATTATCTAAGTGAGTGTATTGATTTGTATAATTAGAATCGTAATTAGCTATTACATTCATCCCCCATGATAATGCTTCTTTTATAGTTAAGGGATTTAATTCTTTTTTAGAAGGAAATAAATATAAATCCATACAAGACATAAATTTATCTACATCACTTCTTTCACCCCATAGCTTGCAATTAGGTAATTCTTTTTGTTGTTGGGT